GTAATGGTGGCGGAACTTTTCCAGCCCACCGCAGCATTCTGCGCTACCAGCGCGTCTCGCTAATCTCAATTCAACAACAGGTTCGGCAGCACCGCGTACAAGTCACGCAAGATGGCTGTCATTACTTCTACTTCGAGCAACTCAAACCATGCCTTGAAGTTCCCCCGTGGAGGATCTTCTTGCAGCCGCCTGACAAGTAACTGTTGAAAGACACCTTTCGACAGCCCTTGGAGTCCGGCAGGTATGATCTTACTCGTCATAGTCTCGGGCTCAAATTCGCCCATAAAATATTTCAGTAAGTCTTCAGACCGCAAAGAGGTACTCAGCATTGCTGTGAGGTCTCTCATTGTCTGGGCATATAAGCTCACACTACGAACAAAGTCCTCTAACGCCTCTCCCCGTAACTCGCGCGCAACGTACTGCCCCAATCCAAACCACAGCTTCTTCAAACAGCCGTAAGCTGGTGGGGTTCTCAGACCTTGCAACGAACGCTCGATCGCCTCCCAACAAAGGGAACCATCGTGCTTACGATAACAAATGTCCTCGAAGACGTTTTGCACAGTTTGTATAGCGCTGAGGACCCGTTGCTCGACCATAATACTTCCGGTCGGGCAGTGCCCGCCTCGCCTTGGTATGCGCAGCATCGACATTAAAGACACCCGCCGTCGGGCGATATTAATATCGCCGGTACCGGAGGCTCCTACCGCCGTAATCTGCGTGTCCAGATGGAAGCGTCTTACTGCTCCTTCTGGGACCTTGATCCCTAAGGAGGTTTCCATGTACTCTTTAGCTCTATTGGCTAAGTCGTCGACGCCAGGTAAGGGTCCCCCCTGTGTTGCCTTTGCCCCGAGATCTCTCACTAATTGTGATACAATCCGCGGGAACAATGGACGGCTCGCTTTCTTACCCATATCGTAATTAACGAGCACTGGTCGGAGTATGCCGAGGCCTCCATTAACGGGCGCAGCCTCTAACACATCCCTTGGAATGCGGAACTTCAACACGCCTTGGTATAAAGTGCCCCCAATGGCGCGCAAAGTCTTTCTCTCTGCGGCAGTAAAAGTTATATGAAACTGGCCACGTAACTTTGTAGCCACAGAGATGTATGCGAAATAATATGACACTTCGACATAGAGTCTAACCATAAGGCTCGGCTCTAAGCCTCTGCGTACTGCTCGCTCCGCATTTGCTGCATACGCACTAATTATAGCG